TACGGAAATGCGGGAAATCATTATGCCGGGCGCGTTTGACGAAGCCGATATGACCGATGTTCGGGCGCTACTCAACCACGACCCTAACATGCTTTTGGCGCGCACGTCATCTGGAACGCTGGAATTGAGCGTAGACAAAACCGGCCTGCGCTATTCTTTCGAGTTACCCGATACGACCGCCGGGCGCGATCTGCGCGAAATGTTACGGCGCGGCGATTTGTCGCAAAGTTCGTTTGGGTTCACGGTTGCAAAGCAGTCATGGGAGGAAGAAAAAGACGAGCGCGGCGAAACGACTAAGATCATACGAAAGATCGACAAGATAGGCCGCTTGTTCGATGTCAGTCCGGTTACTTATCCGGCTTACCCGTCTTCGGTTTCAGAGTTGCGCAGCAGCTTTGAGGCGTGGAAAGAAAAGAACAAAGAACCGAAAGAGCAGAAAGATACGCCCTTGCGTGATCGCGCAGAGGCTTTGTTAATTTGATAACTAAACAACACGCAAAAATGAAAAGTGTAGCAGAATTGAGGCAAGAATACCTCAACCTACGTGAGCAAATGCGCGATCTGGTAAACCGCGCAAAGACCGAGAACAGGGATATGCACAGCGATGAAAACGAGCAGTTCATGCAGATGCACGCCCGGCAGTCCGAACTCGAAAAAGCCATCGAAGCCCGTTCGATCATTGCCGGCATGGAAAGCGAAGAGCGCGCCGGGGGCATCTTAAACCCGATGGCAACCGCCGAACCGGATAAGCCCATCGAGTACAACGCCGCCTTCCGTGATTGGCTCCGTCGGGGCACAAAAGCCAACCCCAAGCACCTGGATTTCCTGGAAAAACGGGGAACGTCCACGATTACCACCGAGACGACCGGCATAATTTACGGGGGGTACACCGTGCCGGAGGAACTCGACCGCATGTGGACGCAAACGTTGAAGCAGTACGGCGGCATGATCCAGGCGGCCCGCGTAATCCGAACCAGCACGGGCGGAACGTGGAACCACGTATATACCGACGACACGAGCACGGCGGCCCTGCTTACGGCGGAAGCCAGCGCCACGACGGTTCAGGATTTCAGCTTTTCCCGTATTCAATTGGGTTCGTATACTTACCGGAGCCAGGCGAACTTCTCGCTTGAATTCATTCAGGACGAAAGTGTAGACGTTATAGGCGAAGTTAATACGATGCTTGCCACTCGCATGGGCCGCGCTATCAATACTGCTTTTACGACTGGAGACGGTTCGGGCAAACCAACCGGCATTCTGGCGGCTTCCGGTGGAGCCCCGAACGGCAAGACGGCAGCGAGCGCCACGGCGATCACCAGCACGGAAATCCTTGATTTGATTCACAGTGTTGACCCGGCTTACCGTGTAGGCCCGAATGTGGCGTTGATGATGAACGACAGCACGCTTGCTGCAATCAAGAAACTTTCTTACGGAACCGGCGATTCCCGTCCCTTGTGGATTCCTTCGATGAGGGAGGGAGAACCATCGACAATTTGGGGCTATCCTTACGTAATTAACCAGGATTTCCCGACCATCGCCACGGGCGTCAAATCCATTGCTTTTGGTGATTGGAGTTACTACGTAATTCGGGAGGTTCGACAACCGACGTTTGTGCGCCTGAACGAACTGTATATGGCGAACCTGACGCAGGGCTTTTTGGCCTTCGCTCGCTACGATGCGAAACTCGTTCCGGTGGGCGCCATCAAGGTTCTTACTCAAGCATAAAATTTTAACATGCCACAATTAGTGAAGGTCAGATTATTGGTAAGCATAGCGGGGGCGGAAACGTTCCCCGCTGGCTCCATACTCGAAACCACAACCACAGAAGCGACAAGTTTGATTAGTCATGGTTACGCCGAATTAGTAAAGGAAGAGGTGCGCACCGCATCCAATCCCAAAGCCGAAACGCGGCAAACCACGGCAAAACGAATTAAGAAAAAGTAATGGCCTGGAAGGTAACAACCGATCCTGCAAGCGAGCCGCTGACAACCGCTGAAGTATTAAATTACCTGAAGCTAGAAAGCAGTAGTCTACCCGCCGCTGAAACGACCTTAATCGAGACACTGATTAAGGCGGCCCGGCAATGGGTAGAACGGCATTGCAATGTCGGTTTGTTACCCCAAACTATTACAGAAATGTTCGATGGGTTTCCTGAAGAGCTGAGCGTCGGCCCGGTGCGATCCGTCACATCAATAAGATACAAAGATTCGGACGGCGCTGTTCAAACGTGGACCGCTTCAAATTATGTCGTTGATACCTACGAGCAACCGGCCCGAATACGGCGCGCTTATGGAGTTGTCAACCCGTCGCTACGAGATGAGATCAACAATGTTTCGGCGGTGTACGTGATTGGCTACGACGACGCGGACGCGCTACCGGCGCACATAAAACAAGCCATGTTACTGACCATAGCCGACGCATACGAGAACCGAGAGAATTACGTAAAACAATTGCCCACGGCGGCGGAATACATTTTAGAAAGCGGAGGGATTAGAATATGGCGTTTCCGATGACCAACCATAACAGAAAGAACGAACGAATAGGTCGTTTGCGTCACCGCATCAATTTTGTACAAAGAACAACGAGCGTTGATGATGTAGGCGGGGAAACGCACGTATGGGTAACAAGTGATCCGCTTTGGGCAAGTGTAGAAATAACACCGATTCAGAGCCAGGATGATGTAATTGGATCAAAGATTACAAACGTTACTTCTGCTCGAATATTCCTAAGGTACAATTCGACATTAGAGCCGGAAGATAGGATTTTGTTCGATGGCAATGAATGGGAAATACTTTCGATTTTGCCGGATTCGCATAAGTCGTTTATGCAGTTGGAAGCGGTTCGATACCTAGCTGAAAATACAAGTAGTTCCGACGCTACGACCTTAGTAGACGACGAAGGCGACGCGCTTATTGATGACGAAGGCGATAGCCTACTAGGATGAGCATGAAAATAGAACGATCGTCGTTAGAGCTTGCGTTTAAAGATTTGCGCAATTTATATAAGCGGCTGAATGATACGGAATGGCGCGCGAAAGCAATGGAGAAGCCTGCGGAGTTAGTGCAGAATGCAGCCCGGAAAAACCAGCAAGATGCTAAAGCCGTGCATTATTGGTACACGGGACAAAACCCCGGACGACGGCGGCGGCGTAATTTCGCATTAAGTGAACGCATTCGGGTAAAGCCTGGAAACCTTCGGCTGAGTATTCAATATCTGCGCCGGTTCCGAAAAAAAACGCCGTTCGCTATTGTCGGACCAAACATAAAACCGTCTTTACTCGACCGTAAAGGCAGCCCAAGGTTAAAAAACTTAGGGCGCGGCGAACGAAACACATCGGGACATTACGCATGGATGGCACAAAAGGCATATAGCGGCGCGGAAGATTTTAGGAAAACAGTAATGGAACCGGCTCTACAACAATCAACCCCGGCAATTTTATCAATGATTCGTAGGGAAACGGACAAAAGAATAGAGCAGATAAAGAACCAGTTAAGCGTATTCAGGTGAGCAAAAAAACACACAAGGCGGTATATAGCATTTTGGCAAACGATGCGAACGTAAGAACGGAAGTAGGGGCAAGAATTTACCCGACCTTCATCCCGGAAAATATAACGTTTCCCGCCGTCGTGTACCGGATCACTGACAAGCAGCCGCAGGACACGAAAGACGGCGTAATTGGTTCGATTGACACGCTGACTCTTGACATATACCACGACCGAGCGAGCGAAACGATAGATATAGCCGACGTTCTCCGCACGGCCCTTGACCGATATCGGGGAACTGTACAAAGTGTGGTAATTGACAGAATAGTTTATGAAGGCGAAAGCGACGAGATTTTAATACCTGAGTTGGCGCTTTTTCATCTTACGCAGACTTATAGAATTAGAGTAAAATATTAATCCAAACAAATAAACTTTTGAGACATGGCAACCAGCGGAGTACTTAACGGAACTGACTTCCGTATCTGGGTTTCCGGCGAAGCAATCGGATATTCTACATCGTGTAGCTTATCCATGTCCGCAGAGCTACGCGAAACCATCCACAAAGATAACCCCGGCAGCGGGTGGCGAACTTTTTCGATAGGGCAAAAGAGCGCAACGATAAGCGTAGACGCTTTCTACAACACGGACGCAAACAGCGTTTATAGTGCCAGGAAAGACCCGGACGACGTGGCGGCCCTATTTATTAACGAAACTCCCTTTCAGTGGCAATTCCGGGCGGCTTCCGGCGACGACATGTATAGCGGCTCCGGCTACGTTACCGAAATGTCGATTGATTCGCCGGTGGAAGATAACGCCACGTACAGCCTTACCATTGAAGTGAACGGCGCGGTGGCGATCGGAAATTACTAAAGAGTAAAATTTAGATGATATGTATCACATGATAGAAATTGCTGGGCAAAAATACCCGGTTTCTTTCGGTCAAAACGCGCTGGCTCAATTCGGCAGAAATGCCGGGTTGAGTTTGAGTGCTCTCAATTCGCTAAGCGTTGACACGCTCGACCTTCTCAACCTGCACACCTTAATCTGGTGCGGAATGAAGGACGGTCACCGGAAAGCCCGGAAAGCGGGCGAAGCCAAAGGGCAATTCATGGCGGAAATCGAAGATATTGGCGATCTGCTAGACATGGACGCGGGGGCCATTGAACGCATCTTAGGCGTGTTCTCCGAATCCATGCCCGACCAGAAAGCGGGAAACGGGAAAGCGCAGGCGGCCAAGGCGAGGAACTGACCTGGGACGATTTAGAAAAGATCGCATTAGGCGGCCTGCGCATACCGGAGGAAGAATACCGAGATACGACCATGCGAGCGCTGTTCAACCGCATTGAGGGATATTACAAGCTAATCGAACAACGCGAACAGGGTGAATGGGAGCGCGTTCGTTGGCAAAGTACGCTTATCCTGCAAATGTTTGCAAAGAAAGGCCGCAAGGTAAAGCCGAAAGATTTGATTGTGTTCCCATGGGAAGAAGAAAAAGCGCTGCCGAAACCCCCCGCCCGGAAATTGTCACCCGAAGAGATTAGACAAAAGTTTGCGGAAGCAGACCGAAAAATGCGCGAAGCATGGCAAAGAAGCAATTAAATATTATCCTGGGTGTAGATGTGGGCGCGCTCGAAAGATCGCTTAAAGGCGTAGAGCGACGGCTGCAACGGTTCGCGTCTAACATTCAGAGCATCGGGCGGGAGTTGACCACGAGCGTCACGGTTCCGCTTGCCGGTTTGGGCGCGGCTTCTTTGAAAGCGTTTGGGGACATTGAGAAGTTGGAAAAGGGGATGACGGCGATCACCGGCAGCGCCGAAGCCGCAGAGAAAGAACTTGCCCGCCTGCGCACCATTGCCGAACAGCCGGGCCTAGCATTCGAGCAGGCGGTGAAGGGTTCCATACAATTAC